ATTACGGATACTTAACACGTTCGTCAAGCATTGCGTTTGAAACCTTATAAGCTTGTTTAGCTAATTCTATAGGATCATCTGACCAATTAGAATCAATGAATGCATGTAATGCTTCCATAGCTATGTAATCCCTAAGGTTCATACCAGTATAGATTTGTTTCTTGTTATCTTGACACGGGAATGCTGGCGAGTTTCCGTTACTCATGTTACTCTCCTTCATAAATTAAAATCATTAGAGCTACCCAAAGAAGGATGATCAATTGATTTGACCACCTTCTTGTTTGAATAAGTCTAATTCTTGTTCAACGGCATCTGTTGCAACTTCAAAGACACCTCTACGCACCAGTTCTTTGATAGCATAGTCCATTAAGAAGGCAGCCTCTTTAGGGTCTACATGAAACTCAAAGTCTAATGACCCGTCTTTATTCTGTACACAGTTTGATATAAGCATCTAACCAGTTTTCCTTTCCTTTTTGTCTAATCCAAAGAACCTGAGCATTCATCTTAAACTCTTCATCGTTACTATAAGCATTCCTAACTGCATCAAACAACTGTTGTTCTGTTTCACATTCAGCTAAGATTTTATCTGCTTTTTTAGTACCAATCTTTTCTATGCCTTTAATGTTATCAGACCTATCACCCATAAGACATTGCTTATAGAAGTGTTTAAGTCCTTCAAACTCATTAACCTCACAGAATTCATTCTTAACAAAGTTAAAATGTTTACCAGGAATCATAAGAAGATCTTTATCTATAGAACAAATAACAGTATCATCTGTTTGATTTAACCCAAGTGCATCGTCAGCTTCCATACCATCTATAACTTCTGCATTGAATGTTGCAATAAGATATTGACGAATAGGTTCTAACCAGAATGGTTTCTCTTTAGGACGGTGGGCTTTATACTCAGGGTATATACTATACCTAAAGTTATCTTTACCCGTTAAATAAAGATTATACTCAGAAGCTTCGGTACTAACTAGAATATGATCAACGAGATCTTCTGTCCTAGCATACGCAAAGTCCTGAGCATCATCATCTTGTAGCGTACAAGCAACCCTATACGCTACTATATCAGCATCAATAAGTGCTTTCAATTAACTTCCTTTGCTTTTGTTCATCTAAAGTTTTCTCTAGATGGCATGCTTTACATAGTACTTGACACTTAGCTATTTCAATACTACGTTTTGCTTCAGTCCAAGACCAAACTCTATGGGTAACCTTTTCTGCTGGGTTAATGTGATCTAATTCTAATTGTTCTTTAGACCCACATTTAACACAACATTTATCTTTATAAAAGGCTCGTTTACGGTTATGTAACCAAGCCCTTTGATAAGCCCTTTGTTTGTCTTTATCTATGTAAGGCATAGTTTTAATTATACAGGAATGTCATCCTCTAAATCATCAAAGTTTACTTCTTTAGTAGGGTTTGGATCTTTACTAAATACATAAGCTTCAAATTGTTTAGCTGTTGCAATAACTTCATCAACAGATTTACCTTGTCCTAGTAACTCTACTGCAGTTGATAGAGATGACTGACGAATAATAAACACTTGTCGTGCAGCTCTTTCTTCTTTAGTTTCATAGTTACTTCCTGTTACTCTACCACCTGCTTGAGCAGTTGCTGGTTTACTTTGTGTAGCCACTGGTGCATCTCCTTCATTACCAATACCTGTCCAATCCCAAAACCCTTTGGCATTTTTAACAGTCGTTACATTAACAACCTCACCTTTAGCTAAACCTTTGATATGATTAAATACCAATGGGTTACTAAAAGACATAAGTTTTTTATTAGCTACTTGACCATTTTCAGTCTTGTAAGTTATTTCAATCTCTTGGTAAGATCTACCATTAGATGAAGCTTTAGTACTAGGTGTTCCAACATCAACAATATTAATTAGCATTTACTATCTCCATGTTACCCCAATTAGATCCAACTTGACATTCGACCCTCATAGGAAGATTAAATTCAACCCCAAATAACTTTTTAAAGTTAAGAGGGATGTCCGTAAAACAATCATCTACTAACTTAACTATACTATTATTATCGCATAGTTTCTCATTAAAGTCAACTATAATCGAATCATGAACAGTGTTTATTAACTTAGTTCCTTCCACTTTCTTTAGTCTATTAGCTAGACTAACTCTTGCTATAGCCATCAAATCAGCACCGAGTCCTTGCACTGGATAGTTAAGGATTCGTGTGCGGGGCCATTTAGCTTTACCATATTTTATTTCTGGTTCATAATGATATACCCTCCCTGTAGGCATAGTTATTTTTCTATCTCTTTTAGCTTTCTCAACAATCTCTTTGTGCCAGGCATCAAGTCCACTATACTTTTTATAGAACTCATCAATGATGTTCTGCCAGAATGTTTCTTGTTTACTGGTATCAGTAAAGTTAGGATCATTAGCATAACTATAAGCACTGCCACCATAGATGAGTCTGAAAACAAATGTCTTAGCAATGAGACGACTAGGTAAACCAAACCTAACCTGATTATCCGTGTGCTGATCTGTCCCATCCCATATCTCCTTAATAGCAGTTTGATCTTGTGATAGATAAGCTGCACATACCCATTCTAGTGCTTTAGCATCAGCTTGTAACAGCATACCTACTCCCAAATAGTTGTTTAATTTCTCCATCAAAGTTCTGTAAGTTAGGTTTAGTAGACGATAGTCTTCCTGTCTTAGCAACACATTGATTAAGAACACCGTGTAGTGTACCTTCTTTCCAGTTCATAGTCTTGCGTAGTACTACCAATCCTTCATAGTATGCAGATAATCGTTTCTCTAATGTAGCCCTAGCTAAGATAAGTTCTATTAATTCTTTAGCTTGTTTACTACCTTTTAATGATCGTAATGTCTGTTCATCATTAGAGAAGTAACCTTCTTTTTCTAGTTCAGAACCTTTAAGAGGATTAGCCAAACGTTCAAACTCTATGACGTATTCTTTCCATTGGCTTTTAGGTAAGCCCGCTCTAGTCCCTGTTTTAAAAGTACCAATAACTTCTTGACGTCTGACTTTAATAGATCCCCCGTAGAGAAGAGCACTAATATGTTCAGTGCTATTAGCATTAAACTCAGGAAGGTTATGATAAGAATAAAGGATTGAATCAATACGTTCAATATCTTTTGTAGTTTCTTCCCCAAGCCTAACACACTCTGTTTCATTGAATTTAAGACCATTGTATTCCATCTCCTCTAATATTAATAAGTCTTGGTTATGTAAGCTAAGAAGTCTTTGCATTTGTTTTGTGCCAACTGCAAATTCTTCCATTTGTTTCTCATACACTTTTTGCGTTAACTGCAAATCTTGTGTGAGGTATTCTTCTAACAAGTCTTTAGGTATCTTGTCAGTATCTATCCCATTCTTCCAATAATCAGTAGCAATGATATCAAGTTTACTACCCAAAGCATAGTAGTCAGCAACACCATTGAGACTTGGATAGGGATATTGTTGGCCCGTAAGTATAAAATGAGCCAACTGACAATCCCAAATACGCTTATCCATAAAATTAATTCCATAGCGTCTTAACCAATGCAAGTCAAACTTAATGTTAAAGCCAACAAGAGTATCGTGGCTGTCGATGCTTCTTTGTATAGCGTCAAGTCTTTCTCGGTTAGGACTTCCGCTATAATCAATGTCGTATAGATAAGTGCCATCAGTACTATAGAGTCCAACATAACAAAGTTTATTCCTTTCATCAAATGGATTACCTTTATTGCTTATGGTTGTTTCAACATCTAAGATTAAGCTGCGCAATCGCCAGTTCTTTGGTTGAGTGGATAGTATTTATTTACTGCTTCAAAAAGGGTTTCATTAGGACCCATTAGATCTATTATATCATAAATGTCTGCTCTGTTCAAGTCAGGTCTAGCTTCTAAAACTTCTGTAAAATCATTATCCAAAATAGATACTCCTTTAATTTAAATGTCAATGTATCTTGCAATGTCTGCTTTAATTAGTACTTGTTTAGAACCATGTCTTAGATCAGGTAGGGTGTCAGTATCACCTACTAGTTTATTCTTGCAGATATTAAAATATCTACTACGACTAAGGTTATCTTGTTCTTTACCTATTCCTAGGATCCAATCGGCTTCGCCCTGCTTAGCCGTTTTGGAGCCGTCAACTTGATCCATTGTTAGAAATAGCTTGCCTTCCGCTTCGCCTGATGCTTGCGATACAGCGATGACAGGTGCGTATGTTTTAGCAATCTCTCTAGCCCATTGATAAATCTGCTTAAGTTCAAGATCATTTCTTTCTCCTTTAAAACCACGGATCTTATCTATCTGGTCAAAGATAATAAGAGCTGGGTTATATTGTTTAAGTACTGCTTCTATTCTTGCTTTGCTGCTTGAATCTTCAAAGTCTAAGATATGAATACGATTACCTGTTAGTTCATTGTATTGTATTTTACTCATAACTTTGTCTTTAAACAATTCACTTAATGGTAATCCAAGGGCTGCTTGGTATACTCTAATGCCAACTTTCTTTCCTTGTTCTTCATTATTAAACCATAATACATCACCAGTAGTTTGACCCACCATGTGCGTAATTTCACTCGCAAGAAACGTAGTCTTGCCTGTCTCGGGGCGAGCAAAGATAAAACCAAAATCACCTTTACGCAAAGATCCAAGAGACTTATTAAGCCAATCAAGACGCCAGCGTAAACCAGGAGTTGAAATCTGTGTGTCATATAAGTTTTCCAAATCCATATCAACAGGTTTAATGTCATCAGACTCAACCTCTTGATGTTCAAACTCATTAAATAAATTAAGAAGATCTTCAGTAGATTTCTTACCCCCTTCTACATCTAATGCCATCATAGCTACTTGTCCTGCTAGTGAGCGTCTACGATGTTCTTCTAGTAATGAGACAATGATACCCTTGTTAGTAGTATCTTGATTAAAGATGTCTTCTAAAAGAACACTAAGTTCTTTTCTTTCTTGATCACGTAATAAGTAATTACTATTATAGAATATCTCTAATTCATTATTAGTAATAGTAGTACTAGTATTATATTTACTATAGTATAATGATACTATATTAAATAATTTATATATATCATTATAATTAATCTTTATATAATTAATGTTAACATACTTGTAATACTTTGTAAAGAGATTTACGTCTTCACAAAACAATTTAATGATTTGTTTCTCTACCATGTAACTCCTTTCTACAGACCACAAAAAGCTTCTGTTAATTTCTTACTGTTGTATTTATTTTCTTTATTGTAAACTTTTCTTTCATTCACATCCAGATACAAAGGCGTGAGCACAAAGTGATGCACGTCTTTGAGTCTGGTAATTTGTTGTAGATCTGCAGGAAGGAATGACCAAAGGTATTTAGCACGGAGTGCTCCAGTAGTATCATACTCTTCATACAGCCAAGCGTCAGGTTGTTTCATTGTTTATCCTTTATAATCAAGTCTATATTGTGTGTGCTATACTCTTTAGGATCTTTATCTGTAATAATAACATCAGCATCAATACCCTTCTGTTTTAAATTTCTAGCCATTTTAACGGCATCAATTGCTTTATCCCTATCCAACCATACCCAAACCTTTTTAAAGCGTTCTAGGATGGTTTCTGTAAGTTTTAGAGGCATACTTGAACCTAGTAGAGGACACCCTGTGTAACTATTGTTAGCTTTGCTAACTTTTATGGCAGATAAAACATCTTCTACTATAACTATTGTATCACTGTTACCATAGAATAGCAAGGGTTTGTTTCCTTTAGACAAGTACTTAGGTCCTTCGTTAAAGTTTCTAGCTTGGTAATAGTGTGGTAGGTACACAAGTACTAAAGCTTTTCTTGACGGACACCAAGTAATGTGATAAGTTTCACAATCTTTACTTGTTATCTCGTATTGCAATAGCCATTGCATTGCTTCTTTAGGAATGTCAAGTACTAAATCTAAGTTTAAATCATTGGGACATTCTTCGTCGATTGTTACCAATCTTCTGCGAACTCCTTCGATTGTGTTCTTAGACTTCCAGTATTTACATCCAAAACAAAACAAATGATCGTCATATTCTGCCAAGTTATCTTTGCTACCACAACTTGGACAAGGTATATGACCAATGAATTTACTCATGAATATCCTTAGTAGTTATTAACAGTTTAACACACGACATAATTATAAAACTATAGTATAATATTATCATAGTATAAATTTATATACTATAACTAAAAGGAGCTACACTATGTGGACTAAACCAGCAGCGACAGAAATGCGTTTTGGCTTTGAAGTTACAATGTATGTAATGAATAAATAATTACATACCGTATGAATGCAGGCACCCGTGGGGATGCCCTGCGTTCTACGGTTTATAATTCTTAATCACTTCACCCGTGGACTTGTCAAGTTCATACTCAGCTAATTGTTTTTTATCATGATGATGTTGTACAATATCAGCAATAATTTCTACATTAGCTAACTCTTCTTCAGTTAAAGTAATGCCTTGTTTTTTAAAGATTTTATCCCAATTATCTTCACCTTCTTTAGATAGTCTTTTATTAATAAGTCTATCACCAGTAATATCATTTTTATTGGACATCTAAGAAATCTCCCTGTAAATCATCAAGTTCTATCTCGTCTTCGACATCGTTAGTTTCCCTTAAGTCTTCTCGTTCGAGAGACTCAATGTCATACTCAACATCATGAAAACAATGGTTACACAAGTCTACATATGTTCCTGTCGTTGCCGACTTGCGTGTAGCCTCGAAATCATTTAACGCTTTGTTACAAGCTAAGCATCTCACTTGATTGTTCCTTCTTTAATTAATTCTTGTTTAGTGTAATTATACAATTCCCAAACTTTATGTTTTAAATCAATAGTTAATTCAAACTCTTGATTGTTAATCCAAATTACTTCAGTCATTTTATATTCCTTTAAATTGAAACTCCTGTTTACGATATAGTTGTCTAATTTTAGCAATTACTGCAGCATGATTGTTATTAGTAAGCATTTCTTTTAAATGCTCTCTAAGACCTTCTTTAGTAAACACTTGATATTCGTCATAAGCTTCATCAACATGGATAGTTCTAACACCATCTCTTGCTCTAACATCTAGCCAAGTATCACCAACATCTTCTACTTCATACCAAGAAGCGTCATCAACAAAACGATCAATTTCTTTAAGTGTTACATGTTGAAAGTTATCTTCAATACCAAAGAATGATACGAAATTACCAATTTCTACTGACATAATTATAGACTCCTATAGTAATTATAAATGGCTTTTGAATACTTGTCAAGCGTTGTTCCTTCTAATCCTGGGGCAGTATTAACTTCGAATACAAAGAATTTATTATCAATGACTCTGTGTCCGATATCGACTGCACCGAAATCTAACCCTAATAATTTCACAGCCTTGCAGGCTGATGATAGTAGTTCTTCGGACGGGGCGATTTCTGCTCTGGCATACACCCATCCATTTGCATGGTTACGAATGCCTGTGCCGCCCCCGGCACCATTACGCTTACGCTTCATTTGAATATCGATTACTTGTCCACGGAATACATGGACACGATATTCGTGTTTGTGTTTAGTATGTAATGTATATAGTGGTGCATATGCAAGTCTATCACCATCACTACATATAACTATACCATTACCACTGTGTCCTCTAGTTGTTGTACGACAATATACTTTAAGCCCTAAGTCAAGCCAGT